GTCGGCTTCCACCAAAAGCACCAGCTCCAACGGCAGCACGGGCACGCATAGGGGCAGCCATTTGATAATCACGCAAAGCTTGAGACTTTTGATAGTCCACCACGTTTTGCATATAAGGCGACATATAGCCTTGTATTGCCATTGGGTTCTGAGCTTGTTGTGCGTATTGTTGCCCCGCACCAGCCATTTGACCAGCTAGTCCTAAACCGCCCATACCCGACATACCAGCTAATCCAGTAGCAGTACCGTATTGCCCAGGAGTTTGAAGGTTTGCTGTAGCCTGTTGAGCCTGTTGTTGCATTGGGCTAAAGCCAGCAAAATATTGATTTACATCAGTGCTATAGGGTCTATATGGTCTAAACCCAGCCATATCATCTGTATAGATTTGCTTCTGAGTAGACTCAAGCATGTTCTCGACATATGGTCGAGCGTATTCAGGAACGTTTGTGCTATAAGTTGTATTTGTTTGAGGAGCTGGAGAACCACCACCAGAACCACCACCGCCATAAATAATCCGCCCGCCTTCTTTGCGGGTAACTGAATCACCTAATGGCTCTCCAAGAGCCTCAAGCTGTCTTCTTGAATAATATGTCATAACTTTGCCTCTACAATTCTGTAGCGTTCCTTAAACCCATACCGTGTCCACAATCTTGCAATTGCTTCTCTAGCGGCACCTTGTATTTTAGTAGCCCCATACGCCTTAAGTAAATCAGAAAATTGCTTATATGTATCTTGATTACTTATTAATTTACCACCCATTGCTATAACAAATGCCACTCTGTCGTTTGGCATGTTAAAAAAATTTATTGCTGCTGCGCCATGAATCTTGTTTTCTTCGTCTGCTGCAACTACTAGCAACCAATCACCCCTAGCCAAATACCCTTTAGCCTGCTCAACCGTATAGTCGTCTTCGCCCCATTTCAATGCTTCTGCCAGAAATCCCTCAACCAACGGCCAAGTCTGGTGAAAATGGGTTACGCTAACTGATTGAACGCTTAAATTCATGCAGGCATATATCTGTCGGCTTTAACTGCTGGAGCTTGCTTCTTTTTACCTGTTCTAGCCTTGCGGATCTTATCCATCATGGTATATAGTTTTCTAGCACCGGCGTCGGTAGAACCATTACCTAAGTGACTAACCACGTCGGCTGGAACTACAAATTCCCCATCAGCAAGACGGGCGGGTTGTTTGTTACCGATAGAAGCAGGAATAGAATCAGACATACCATCACCAGGACCTTTAAGCATTCTGCCACCATCTGAGTACCCTCCTAAGCTAGACATAACGCCGCCTTTAGCAGCAGCTTCAATATTACCTAATGGTTGCGCCATTGCTTTTAATTCGGGTAAACCCTTAATATTGGCTCTTTTTTGTGCATTGTTTAAGCGAGTTAAAGCTGCTGTAAACGAGTCTTGCCCACGAGTTGTTGGATTATCGTCTCTATATAAACCAGGATCACCTTTGGGTAAATAAGTGCCTTTAGCAAAACCAGCAATACCACCTTCTGCCATTAACATGGGGTTAGACCGCTCGTATCCAGGGGTGTCCATTACCATTTCAGAACTTACTGGGCGCTGAATAGGCATAGCATATTGGGTTTTATCAATCATGCCTTGGGGATATAGACCGCCTTGTGGGTTCATAGCCGTGTTCATTTGGCTCATACGTTCTACAGGACCACCAGCTTGATAGGACTGCATAATGCCACCCTGAGCTGCATAACGTGCGCTGTAATATGGGTTAGGTCTTGGTGGTTCGTAGGCTCGGAAATCAGGTGATAAACGACGTAGTGGGCTCTGGTAGTCATCTTTAGGGCCAACTTGTTGTTGCTCATCTTGCATTAAACCAAGCACTGGTAAAGACTGAACCCCTATTTTTTCGTATTTATTTAAGCCACTATAAAAACTATCTGGTTTTAGTCCTATTGTTCTTGCTGCACCACCACGGGCTTGTGCCTCTTGGTCTACTAAATCTTGCATAGATGGGCGTGGTATTTTTGAAATGTCTTGAGTAAATCCAGGCTGTAAGCTAGCTTGTCCGGTTACTTCAGGACCAGGCAATGCAGCGGAACCTTCTGGGAACACGCCTTGGCTTGCTTCTAGTGATTTAAGCGCAGCTTCACGTTCAGGTCCTGCTGCCATCCTAGCTATATCGCTCCCTTGTCGTGTAACCCCCAATCCAGTATTTAACTGGGCTCCAGTTTCAGGGCTAATGAATCCTGTTCCTGTAGGGCTTGGCATAGCCACCATATTACCGGCTGCATTTACTCCCCCTTGAGTAACCCCTTGTTCAGCTATCTTGGTGGCAACTTCAGGCGTAGATGTCGCCATTGTTTGTGCAGTATCCGCTAAAAGATTAGGGGCGTTAAATACATTAGCCGCATCATAAGCCCCCATGCCGCCAGCAACACCGCCACCAAGACCACCCATAAGAGCAGCTTTACCTACGTCTTTACCTTGAATAGCTGCCATACCACCGCTAATAGCCGCACCAGATAAGGCTCCAGCAGCAATACCACCTGCAGTAGGGCCCAAAGCCGCAGCCAAAGTCGGCGTAGCTGCACCGGCCGTCAAATATGTCAAACCAGCCGCAGCCACAATAGGTAGGATTTGTTCTAAAAAGCCTGCTTCTGGGAGTCCCGTATCTGGGTTAATTGTGAGCGATCCACCGTGTCGCAAAGCTATAGCTTGAAGCCCCTTAACCTCGCTTGGGGTCATATGGACAAGCATTGTGTCGTTTCCACGACCTTTGCTTCTTAAATAGTGTGCTGTATGGTGCAGTCCCATATCTACCTCACGGGGTTGAATTGATTGAAGTTTATCATGTTGTTAGATAGTTGTAACCGTTACGGTGCCAATTTCTCCTATTGTTCCTACACCCACAACTGGGTAATACGTTGTAACTACCGCTGTACCTACTCTTGCAACAGCAGCCACACCTGTTACATAAATTGAGGGGTACCCAAGAGCATTTACCCACTGCGCACCATTCCACCAAATAGGTATCCCAAGGGTGGTATCAAAGTAATACTGCCCAACCTGTAGACTTTCTGTAGGTCTATTTGCCGTAGTGCCCGAAGCGGGTACCGTAACATTTTGAGTAAAGTTGTCAACTTGGTTAAAGTACAGACGCAAAGCATTATTCATCTGGTCGTGGTATTGCTGCCGATACTCAATTGGGGCAACCAGTAAATTAGGGGCTTTAGAGGGGCGTAACGGTACAGCAGCCATTAACGTCTTCCGTCGTTTCTAATATCAATCCGTGGGCTACCCAACTGCCACTGCGTACCAAGGTTATTAGACTCAATCCTAAAGGCAAGCTGACGTCCACGCAGGCGGGTATAGACCTGCCCCGTAAACTCTTGAATGTTATACACCCCTGAAACCGCATAGTTATTAGAACTTAATACCCGTGGGCTGTTTGCCGTTCCATAAGGCGCACCTGAGTTTTGACGGGGTTTAACCGTCATGGTTACAGAAGGCCCATTTACATTAGATCCATTAAAGTTAATGTCAGGCAGAATACGCCATACAAAGCCAAAGTTATGCCCATCACCAATATCAAAGTCCGAAGACTGAACATAAGCATTAATAGGCACAGCCGTATCACCAGCTATATCATCTACAGCCGCTTCGTGGAACAGGATCCTGCGGTTATAGTCGGCAGCCATTGGGTATTGGCGTAGTGGGGAATCTAGCCAAGCCGTGCGAGCCATAGTGCCATAAGCCCACGTGCGTTCTAGGTAGTTATAAATGACATATTTATCTATTACGTTTGAATTGGTAGAGCAGTAGAACCACCAGATTTCGCTGTATCCGTCATTACCGCCAGCAAAGACTTGGAAACCTTGGTTCTTATTAATGTCGTTATATACATACTGCCAGAGCGAGCAAGGTAGGGTCTCAACACGACCTGAGTACATATAGAACCTATCGACACCCATCCAATACGTTATGTTATTTGCCGTAATTGCGGCATTTGGGCTAATAATGGAGATATTGTCCATGAGGATTTGGAAGCCCCAAACATAAGGAGGTCCTAGGTACTGCATGGAGTAAATAGCCGTATCCGTCCATACCAAGATCTCTTGGCGGGTTGAGCGGGCACTTACAATAAATGAGCCGTTAGATAGTCTAAATTCGCCTGACTGGTTAGTTACTGCCGGCACCCACTCATAGGGGTTTTCTTGGTCAGACCAACGCACCAACATTGGATCAAAGTCAGTTTCAGAGTTAGTTGGGTCGTAAGGATTAGCACCCATACAAATAATAAAGCGTTGAATAGCTGAAGCTAAAACCTGATTTGTTGTGTTTGGTACAAATGTGCCATCATATCCAGCAGCGGTTGATTGAGTGGCTAAAGACTGCGCTCTTGTTGTATTACCAGCAGCGGTTCCGCTTGGGTATGTACCTGTTGGAATCCAGTAATAAACTGCACCGCCACGAGGAGCTATAAATAAGAAGTCGCCATAGTTGTCGTTTGTCCACAAGCGTAGTTGGTTCTGTACCCCACCGCTAAAAGCGGAACCCCAAGTGCCCCGACTCCATGGACCAGCACCCCAGCCAGTACCAACAACTGCAACGTCTAGACCTACTGGATACTCGTATTGAATAGTAACTGTGCTGCCGCCTCCGTTGGCGGTATTAGTAGCCGTTGTAGATACGGCAAAAGTGTAGGCTGTAGAGTTAACTAAAGAAGTTACGACATGCTCGGCGTTCAAAATAGTGGACGTAATAGCCGTATTAGCAATCGTATTAGCCCCAGAAACAATAACGTAATCGCCCACGCTAGGATGGTAGCTAGCATCAACCACAGTAATCGTAGAAGAGTTAGCAGTGGTATAAAAAACAGGGGCAGCTACGTTAACTGAGGTATAGACTATGGGGGTTACGTCAAAGAAAAAGCCACCCAGCTCAACGTAGTATTTGACGTTTGTGCCAACACCTAGGTAGTTATTAGCGCTTGTAGTTACCCAGTTCCATAAAGCCCGTGCAAGACCTAAGAACTGATTTGTCGCATACCGCCTCCAGCCACCAATTTTTTCAGGAAAGCCAGAGCGAAAACGTACCTTGTCGGCATCGTACCAACCGCCCTCGTTGGAGTAGTCAGTACCCTCTCGGTTTAGTCCTGGACGAAATTGTAGTTTCTGTAGCGCCATACGGGTTTACCCTAAGATAAAAATAACGCTCGTTCGTCGTTTCTACGAGTTACCAAGCCTTTCAGTACTTTACCGCCAGCGAGCGTATATTTCAAGAACTCTTCTGCCGCTTCTTCCATTTCGCCCCGAATAACCTTCTGACGGAGGGTGCTGCGCTGTAGTGTTCCCAGACCAACATTAAAGCTAAAAGATACAAGAGCATCG